ATTCTAGATACTATTGTAGACCCTGTTATTGTGAAGTTTGTAGATGACTACAGACGATTAAAAAACGGAGTGACTAAAGGCAGTGCTAAACGAAAAGCTACTGTTGTAAAGAAAGCTCCTGTTCGTAAAGCTAAAACTAAATCTCAAAAAGAAGTAGATCAAGAGGTTAAGATAAGGCAACGAGCTTTTGCTGAAGACTCATCTAACGATGATCAAATGGCTTTTCTTCGAGGACTTGCAAATAAATCATTAAACTTATAATACCTCGGAGGGTATATACAAATGGCGACTTTAGGCGTAAGAGCTTCAGGAGGACCACAAGGTCCAGCTAGAGCTACTAGTGCAAACGTCTCTCAAAGAGAAGACCTTGCAAATTTTATTACGATGATTACAAGGGATGAAACTCCTTTTATGTCATCTATCGGCAGTGCAAAAGCAACTGCTATCTATCACGAATGGCAAACAGATAAGCTAGAAGTTCCTGGAAGTTCTACTATCGGTGAAGGTACAGATTACTTAGAGCCAACCGCTAACGGTGGTGGCGGAGTAGGTACTGACGGTGCTTTCTTTAATAAATCAGGTCCAAACAGAACCAGACTAGGTAACTATACACAAATCAATGGTAAAACTATTGCTGTGTCAGGAACTAGAAGAGCTGTAGATCAAGCTGGTGTTGCAGATGAATACGCATATCAGTTAAAGAAAAGAGGCACAGAGCTAAGAAGAGACGTTGAGCATGATATGATTCATTCTTTTAACGTATCAGCAGCAGTCGGTGCTCAAAATGGAACTGCAAGAACTGCAGGTGGATACCAGTCATTTATTAACAGTGCAGATACTGTTAACTATGTAGGTGGTTGGGCAGCTCCAGCTACTGCAGGTGCAGGTACTCAAGTTGTTAAATCAGCAGCAGCAGGTACAGGTGCTCCAGCAACTGGTTCATTATCACTTTCAGAAATTGATTCTGTAATGCAGAAGATTTATGAAGAAGGCGGTAAGGCAACTAAGATTATGATATCACCAAAGTTAAGAAGAGATTTCTCAGACTTAATGATTAGTGATACTGGTGTTGTAAGAAACATCGATGAGAAAGGAAAGTTAAGACAGTCAGTAGACGTATACATGTCAGACTTTGGTGACCTAATGGTTGTACCAAACTATATCATGGGTTTAACTAATAACGTTAGATTTACTACTTCAGCTGGTCCTGGAAATAACTTAGCAGCAGATACTAACGTTGCTAACTTCTCAGCACTTATATATGATCCACAGTGGTTTGCTATGGCTTCACTAAGACCTTTAAAAGAGGTTGACGTAGGGCAGAAAGGTGATTCTACTATTGGAATGATGGTCGAAGAAGCAACTCTAGAAGTACGTAACCCATCAGGTTGTGGTGCTATCTACGGTTTAGCCTAACGGTTAATTAACTAAAAGGGAAAGTCAAACAGGCATATGCCACGGCTTTCCCTTTTTTTATATAGGAGAATACAATGGCAGACAAATCAAAGATAATGTCAGATATAAAAAAGCTTGGTCCTGTTGATAGAATGAGTCCTATTAAGAAAAAAAGATATGATAAGTTAATGAAATTATATCAGACGCTATCTAAACAAGATAAGAATAAAGCTGAAAGTATAAAGAATACTGGAAAAACTTCAGCTAATGATACTGAAGATAAAAGAATAGTAGGTAAAAACGATAAAGGTGAAAAGGTAGTTAAGGGCACTGTAATGGGCAACCTTAAATCTAACGAGGCTGCTAGAAATGTTAAAGTAGAAAAACCAAAGCTAAGACCAAAAAAAGCACAATTTTCTGAAGATAGTGAAATCTATAAAAAGAAACCTAAAAAGATTGTTAATTCTATAGATAGCGAAAATTATAAACCTAAAAAAGCAGAACAACCTAAACAAGAACAACCTAAGAAAAAAGTTCCTGTAAAGAAAAAGAGTAGAAGTAATATTTCTAATAGTAGTTCTTATGACGCTAAATTTACTAAAAAGAATTTAGAAAAAAGAGGTTTAAATCCAAAAGGAAGAATGTCTGAAAAGAATTATGCAGCAGCAACTAAAGATGATGCTGTAAAAACAGTTAAGAAAAAACCTCAAAGCGGAAACAGTACTATATATAGTTATGGTGGAAGCAAAATAAAAATGGCTAAAGGCTATAGTGCTGGTGGTCGAATCTTTACAGGAAGATAACTATGAGTAAATACAAAGGTCTCTTTTATACTGGAGAAAACGATAGTAAATACAAAGGTCTTTTTTATGATGGTCCAAAGCCAAATACAAAATTAGGAAAGATGAAGAAAAAGAAAAAAATGAAAACAATGTATAAGTACAAGGGCGGTAAAATAGATGATGCTAATTACAAGTCTTGCGGTGCTAATATAATAAGAACAACATAGGAGAAGGTATTAAAATGCAATACATAGAACACATAGCGGCTAACGGAGACGTTACACATGTTCCAACAACTGGTTGCACCTTTAGAGTTACAGCAGCATCAGTTCAAGTAACTGGCGGTAATAGCGGTACTAAAACAGGTGCAACAAGAAAAGTAACACACTTTTCTTTGTTAGGATCAGGTGGCGTACCTACAATTTCACCAAGCATTCTTGCTACAGGTGTTAAAGCAAGACTTGGCTACTTTAATAATAGCGGTCATTTTAATTACATCACAGATGAAAGTGTTGGATCATAAAGGAGATTGAGGGCATGGCTAAAGAAAATAACTTTACATTCTCAAGTGCCACTGTAGATCAAAAGGAAGGCATAAAAGCTGATTTTGATTTACAGACTGGTAACTGGGAAGCAAAACAAAATATAGATCAATATAAAGAACACGCTAAAAACGAAAGAGACAGACAAGATTATTTTGGAAAAACTAAAGGCGGTTATAGAAAGCTAGCTACAATACCAGATATTGTTGCTATAGATATATTACAAAATCATAAGTTAGATCTACATGATACAAACTTTATGAATAATCCAGCTAATTTAACTAAGCTTAAAAAGATTTTAATGACTGAATATCGTGATTTAGTGATCAACACTTAGGAGTAAGATATGGCATTAACATATACTGAACTTACCACACTCGTTAGAAACTGGTGTAACCGAGACGAAGAAGTTGTGAGTGATGCAATCATTCAAGATTGTTTAAAGTATGCCGCAGATAAGGCTTACCGAACACTTCGTGTTCCTCCTTTAGAAAACGTAGCAGTATACGAAAGCTCATTACTAACGTCAGCAACTGCAATAAGTCAAAGTGGTTTAACAATAACAGAATTACAATTACCTTTTGACTTAATAGAATTTATACAAATAAAAGAACTAGACAGTGATAATAAAACACTTAGAGTTTTTAATGAGAAGTTAGATATAAGAACATTTAATGATGTTAATGCAGAAAAATATTCTAATATGAATTACTGGTCAAGACAAAGAAATGTTGTTTTACTTACTCCAGGATTTAATAGTACAGGTAATGCTAACAGTATAGAAATGTTATACTATAGACGATTACCAGCATTAAATGCATTATATGCAGTCACAGTATTAAACTACAATGCTGGATTTCTAACTACAACTGGAGCTGGATCAGGTGTAACTGGTTCTGCTCAGTTATTTTTTAATAGTAATACAGGAACAACTGCTTATGCAACTAATACAGAAGCAGTAGCGGCTTCACCTGCTGGGAATATAACAAATGCTTACTATATAGGAACACTTGTACCTAACTGGCTTAGAGATCAAAATGAAAGAGTATTACTTATGGGTGCTCTTGCTGAAATATTTTCATTTACTCAAGAAGATGACCAAGCTAAGAAATACGGTACAATGTTTTATAATGAGATAAAAGAATTAAATGACGAAGATGGAAAGAGGAACGCATCTGGTGGTAATCTACAAGTAAACTTTAACGGAAGAGGGTTAATATAATGACAACTGCAGCAAGACCTGGACAATTTACAGGTGCAACAGATAACTCTGCTAACGGTGGCTTGTTTGGTGATACTAAGATAGATGGTATTCCTGATCTAGTCGGTGCAGACGTACTTGCAGCTCAAGTGGCTGCAGCAGCAGCTAAAGTGAGTGAGACAAATGCGGCAACAAGTGAAACTAATGCGGATGCAGATGCAACGGCAACTGCGGCAGATAGAGTAGCAACTGGGGCAGACCGAGTAGCGACTGCGGCAGACGTAGTTTCTACAAATGCAGATGTGGTGACTACAAACGCTAACGTTGCTTCAATATCAGGAAGTGTTACTGCAGCAGCAAACAGTGCAACTGCAGCAGCAAACTCAGAAAGTGCAGCAGCTGGTAGTGCAACAAGTGCAAGTACAAGTGCTTCTACTGCAACTACGCAAGCTAACAATGCAACTACAAATGCTTCTCTAGCAACAACTGCAAAGAATGCAGCAGTGGTTGCTCAAACAGCGGCAGAGACTGCTGAGACAAATGCCGAGACTGCTGAGACAAATGCAGAGACTGCCGAGACTAATGCAGCTACAAGTGCATCTAATGCAAGCACGAGTGCAAGTAACTCAGCAACTGCAGCTAGTAATGCCTCTACTTCAGAAACTAATGCTAGTAACAGTGCTACTGCAAGTGCTAACAGTGCAACTGCGAGTGCTAATAGTGCTACTGCAAGTGCCAGTAGTGCGACAACTGCTACAACAGAAGCGACTAAATCACAGAACTATGCTATAAAAGTAGACGGAGCTATCACAGGTTCAGAGTACTCATCTAAAGCATGGGCTA